TCTCACCTCAATAGTTCGGGAACAAAAAGGAAAAGAATTGTCAGGCTTATAAAGAGACTACTGACCCCCAAGGCTTCCCAGAATTGCTTTTTTTCTATCCTTAGCGGCGACGAGGCGCGATAAAGCATCGGGGTGGGAACGCGCTTTTTCTTTGGCAACCGCGAATATCTGCTGTAGTTCATTTAGGTCTCCCGCTTCTTCTATGGCTATAAGGTCGTCTGTAATGTCGATAGGAGTTGGCGTTTCTGTCGGCAGATCTTCTCCGGCATAGACGCTGATCCCGAGTCCGTGGCAAGCGATGGCTTTCACCAGGCAGCGCATCATCGCCTTGTTGACATCGAACGAGTTCGGGTTCTTGATGGCTTTGTTGCTGTGATCCATCACCGGCAAGTGCATATTCATGCGCTTACCGAAGGCGGTCACGGTGCAGCTGACCATCATTGTCTCGGAGAAGGTCTGCGGCTCATGAAACTCCCAGGTCGCAGTTGGATCGGCTTTCATCAAGAAGTCAACCGCGATAGGCCAACTCAAGTATTCGAGTTTGTGCGGGCCTTTCTTCTCGGTGTACTTGCTGACATCTATTGCGGCCAGCGTTGTGTAGTTGCTCATTTCTTCCCCTTTATCAGTCTGTAACGGGCGAACCGCTTCTCGCTTATGTAGACCATCTCTGTAATGATCGGATGACCATGGCGTTTTAGCTCGGAGATGCGGGTGGCTAGCTTCATACTTCCGCAACCTTTGAGCGCGTCCAGGGCCGTGATAGGCCCTTTCTTGAGGGCGTTAAGTATCCAGGTGTGCTGGCTCATATCGACTGGTACTTGACGGAGTAGATGAGGCGGTCTGCAAAGTCAAGCGCGTCTTCTTTTCTGAGGTTGAACTTGGCCTCTAGGCTGCCGGTGCGTACCGATACAAAGATTTCTTCTTTGTCCAGCGGGAAGATCCGCACTTGCATATCGCCCCATGTCTCGCTGGTGTACCTAGCTGCGCGGTCCATCTTTGCGGCCAGAACTTCTTGTTCGTGATTGCTGAGTTGCTGTAATTCATCCATTTCTTTCTCCTTGATTGGGTTGCACTACACGATCTATTATACATAGGACAATAGATCTTGCAATAGATTATTGATAAAATGTTTTTACCGATCTATTGCGGAAAGAAAAGGTTTCTTTATGAGTTCACCAACCCAGAGATCCCTGGCTCTACTGCGGGAGCGCGGGCTTACCGCCGCCATCGTCGAGCATTGGAACCCGTTTGCCAGGGTGAGGCAGGATCTTTTCGGGTTCGTAGACATACTGGCAATAGGGGAATCCCTAACCCTGGGGGTGCAGACAACGAGCCGGTCGAACATGGCCGCCAGGATTGCAAAGATCAGCGAGCATGAGAACTGGCCTGCGGTATTGCGGGCAGGCTGGAAGATAGAGGTCCACGGCTGGGCCAAGAATAAATTTGGCCGTTGGGAGGTCAAAATCTTTGAGTTCTGATATATGATTCTCTTGCGCCGTGGAAAGCGCATTGGAAGTCGGATGGCAGTCTCTATTGGGCTGGTCTATCTGACCGTTTCTTACCCGTCAGGGTGCTGGCTTCCCGGAATTTCCACCGGATAGATCAGCGCCAATGGAGATTGCCTTGCACTACTACCAGTTCAATATTGGTGATTACGCTAGCCATACCAGAAGCCTCAGTCTGTTAGAGGATCTGGCATACAGAAGACTTCTTGACGAATACTATTTACACGAACGTCCGTTCAACGAATGTATAACGACCGTTGCTCGGCAGATTGGTATGCGCGACCAGGAAGATGAAGTCGCTTTCGTTTTGCAGACCTTCTTTGTTTTACAGGCAGATGGCTGGGTCAATAAACGAGCTGAAGAAGAAATCGCAAAGTTCAGGTCTAAAAGCGAGCAAGCATCTAAGGCTGGTAAAGCGTCTGCTGAACGACGGTTGAGCGCACGTTCAACGGACGTTCAACCAACCAATAACCAAGAACCATTAACCAATAACCAAGAACCAGTATTAAAACCAATAGAACCTAAAGGTTCTTTGTCGGGAAGCATCCCGACCTGCCCTCACAAAGAGATCATTGATCTATTTCATAAGGTCTTGCCAGAGCTTCCAGAGGTGAGGATCTGGAACACCACCAGGGAATCTTTGCTTAAGGCTCGATGGCGAGAGACAGCAAAGAGGTTGGAGTGGTCAAGCGGCCAGGATGGACTAGAGTATTTCGAGAAGCTGTTTAACTGGATCAGGCAATCGAAATTCCTGATGGGCAAGGTCAACCCTAAACCTGGCCAACGGGCTTTTGAGTGTGAGCTTGAATGGATACTTCGCCCGCAGAACTGGGCCAAACTTATTGAGGGTAAATACCATGCGGTCTAAAGAACTTGAACTTCCAGCACCAGCCCCTGCGGTTGGTCCGACTTTATGCTCTGCTCATGGTTGCCCGATGGCGGGTACTTATGGCCGGCATACATCCACAACACCGAACCCGAGTTATTGGTGCGGATTTCATACGGAGACCAATGAGAAGCTAACAGGAGAAATCACCAGACTAGTTCGCCAGAACTTCGACTTTATACGGGCGGCTTATGCCGTGATGCTCGTACCTGTATCAAAGAAAAGAGAACAGACCTTAAAAGATTTTGGGCGAGCAATGATTGACGCTGGTCGGCCAGATTTTGCGCCAAAGGAAGACGAGAGCCCATTCAATCTTGGCTATAGGATTATTCGCCAATTGCAAGTTGAGATCAGCGGCGATAAGAGAGAGCAGCAGAAAACAGAAAGCGGAGAGGATAAAGATGCTGTAGAGCTTGGAAGCATCTTAAATTCTTTAAGACTAGCCAGATAAAAGGAATAGAAAATGAGTCAAGACAAGAAAATCGACCCTAACGAAGCCGTCGAGTACATCTACAAATATTCCAAAGAGTTTGCTAAAGCCAAGAGTGAGCGCGTCTACCTGGAGGAATTTCGCAAGAGCAAGAAGTCCATGCTCATGACTCATTCTCCAGAGCCGACCATCGGCGGGCAGGAAAGAGACGCATATCGGCATCCAGAGTACCTCCAGCTTTTAGAAGGTCTGAAAGCAGCTGTAGAGACCGAGGAAAAGCTCCGATGGCATCTGATCGCAGCCCAGGCAAGGATCGATATTTGGCGGACAACAGAAGCATCTAATCGTGGAATAGATAGGGCTACACAATGAGATACCTAGTCACCGGATGCGCGGGCTTTATCGGCCACGCGGTAAGTAAGAGATTGCTTCAGGAAGGCAACGAGGTCGTTGGCATAGATAACCTGAATGCCTATTACGATGTGCGGCTAAAGATGAAACGGTTGCAGGATCTACAGACCCACAAGCCTTTCGTCTTTCACCGCCTAGAGCTTGACAACATTTCAGGGGTTGCAGACGACTACGATGGGATCATCCACCTAGCTGCTCAACCTGGAGTGCGCGCCAGCAGAGACAATCCAGACCAAACCTACCATTGCAATGTAACGGGCTTCTACAGGCTTCTGGAGGCTTTCAAAGGTTCCGATATACCTATCATCTACGCCTCGTCGTCATCGGTTTATGGGGCGAATCCGACGCCTTTCTGCGAGTCCCAGGAGATGAAGCCAACCTCCTGGTATGGCGTGACCAAGATGCTGAACGAAAAAATGGCAGAGACCTATGCGCAGAATCACCAGATGATCCTGACGGGTTTGCGGTTCTTCACCGTATACGGTCCTTGGGGTCGGCCAGACATGGCAGCGTGGAAGTTTGTCGAATCTATAAAGAAGGGCTTTCCGATCATCGTTCACGATGAGCAACGGATGTTTAGGGATTTCACTTATATCGATGACATTGTGGAGGGCATACTACGGGTAGTAGGTCATGAGCCTACCGGCCACCAGGTCTATAACATCGGGGGCGGGCAGATGATCCGTCTTTCGGAGTTTATAAAGATCATAGAAGAACGGGTCGGCAAGAAGGCGCAGAAGATCTATCGCGAGCCAGACGAAGGCGAGATGATAATGACCTGTGCCAATACCGCGAAGCTAGAAAACAAGTTCTGGTTTGCGCCCACCACTACCGTACAGGCAGGGATCGACAAGTTCGTGACCTGGTTCGACCATGAGCAGATCTGAGAAGGAACACCTAAACCGTGTGGCCGAGATCGGCTGCATCCTCTGTAAACATCTTGGCTTTGACGACACGCCCGCAGAGATCCATCACCTTAGACATGGGCAAGGCATGGCTCAGAGGGCTAGTAACTTCCTCACCATACCGCTTTGCCCCGAGCACCATAGGGGAAATTCTGGCTATCACGGCATGGGCGAGAAAGCCTTCTATACACGGTACAAACTGACCGAGCTAGATCTATTGGCGATGACAATAGAACACCTGTATAATAGAACCTAGTACAACCAAGGAGAAGAAAATGAGCATCAAAGAAAGCACGCATTGGTATACCCGCGCAGGCAACCCGATGTATACGATCGTCGGCAAGAACGGCAAGGAGAGGAACACGACCTTGCGAGATGCGCGAACCCTAGATCTGGTTCCGTCTGTGACTACGATCCTCGGGGTAGCCGCAAAGCCTGGTCTTGAGAAATGGAAGCAGGAGCAAGTCTTACTGGCCGCTCTTACCTTGCCGCGCCAGGACGGAGAAGGCGAAAAGGATTGGCTTGCCCGCGTGATGGACGACTCCCGAGAGTCTGCGATAAAAGCAGCGGATCGCGGTACGGAAATCCACGCAGCGGTACAGAGCCACTATGAGAAGGCATCCTATGACATTAGTTTCGCGCCGTATGTCATCGCTACCGAGAAGATCCTCATGGATAAGTTTGGCACATGGGACTGGACTGCCGAGCAATCTTTTGCCTCGCCTCTAGGATTTGGCGGCAAGGTCGATCTACATAGCAAGAATGTCGTAGTCGATATTAAGACCAAGGACTTCGCCCCAGGCGATAAGGTCGAGGGTTACGACGAACATCTAATGCAGCTTGCCGCCTATCGTGCCGGCTTAAATATGCCCGCGGGAACACGCTGCGCGAACCTCTTTCTATCCCGTTCGGTTCCTGGCCACCTAGAGGTCGTGGAGTGGACTCAAGAAGATCTCGCCCGCGGGTGGGAAATGTTCGTCAGGCTTTTGGAGTTCTGGCAGATCAAGAACGCACATAAATAATGGATTGGGAAACGCCTTTGGCCATTCTTCTCTGGATGGCCGTCTTTGCCTTCGCGCCTATGGCGTTCGGGTTCTTTGTTGGTGGCATCGTTGCATTGTTTTGGAGGAATAAATGAGTTCAGTAAATAAAGTTTTCATTTTGGGCAGACTAGGAAAAGACCCAGAGATTCGGCATACCTCTGACGGGACGCCCGTTGCCAATATGTCCGTGGCCACCTCGAGCTTCTCAGGCAAAGGATCGGATCGGAAAGAGCACACGGAATGGCATAAGATCGTGGCCTTTAACCAAGCCGCAGAGGTCGCGCAGAACTATGTTAAGAAGGGTTCCCAGATCCACATAGAGGGGTCAATCAGAACTACTAAGTACCAAGACAAAGAAGGTAATGACCGCTACTCTACGGAAATCGTGGTTGGCCGTTTAACGCTCTTGGGTAAACCAGAAGGTAGTGGTAGCAAAGACACCGCCCAGGACTATGCGCGGGCTTCTGGCGGGCAATACGAAGACGATCCAGCGTTCTAAGACTTCCTGGCCGGTATCGGTGAGAGCCGGTTGTTTCGATGACAACGCCGGTCAGGAACCCTAAAAAAAAGCCCCACGCTTAGGTGGGGCTAACCCTTGTGACAGGGAGGGGAGGTAATCATGACAAGTACAGTCTACGCTCATCCTCTCGGCGGCGCACTAGACCAGGCAATACTTTTCCTGCGGCTTTCGTCCACATCATAAACGCCTCTGCCGCACCGTCGTAATCTCTGCGGTTATGGCGCATACGAATAGAACTGCGTTGCAGATTGCCAAGCCCCACATTAAATGCGAAGGAAACGAGAGCAGATTTTTGGCCATCAGTAGTAAGAGGGCAAAGTCGATCCACCCCGCGAACAAAATGAGCAAGGTCTTTTTCAAGTAACTCGTCCACCTCTGTCATCGACCAAACGCGGTCGTCGCCTGGTTGTAGTTTGTATTCCCGCCGGATCATCTCCTGATCCTTGCGAATCATTGGCAGCTTGATCTGGTCCTGATACAACACATGACCGACACCTACCGTCCAGATATGCGCTGGACATAAATAAGGCTTCTGCCGCACCCCTTCGTGGTGCTTCATCTTCTCGATTGCCTCCGGTAGTAGGCGGCTCATCTCGACTTCGCAAAGGCTTGAGTTCCGAACCAGAACGCGACAATAGAACTCACGATCTGCATTTCCTCATCCGTAAAGACGAGAGCCAAGGCGGTCGTGAAATCTACGCCAGAACGAATGGCCCACCACATCGCTAAGAAGTTGATGAGCACAAGCTCAAGCACAAAGATGTAGGTCACGATGGGACGAACGCTCGAGCGCAGATTAACGACCCATTGCGATGCGCCTTCTCCGATCTTTGCGTCGTGCGCCAGGGCTGCTTGTATCGTGTCCGACTGGGCTTGTATGGCGACCTGATCCGTTCGGATCTCTTCTATCCTTGCTTGCGCGGCAAAGCCTTGGGCGGCTAGGGCAAGCTCTCGCTCGGTCTGCATCTTGGCAAGGTTCAATTCGTGCGCCTTATCTTGCCGGTCTTGGAAGAAATCAAGGATCTTGGGCAGACCACCAGCCAAGAAGGAGACAAGAGTCGTAAGGAGCGTAATCATATTTTGCCTTTCGTATAGAGCCAGACCGCGCCCATAATAATGCCAGCCAATACTAAGCCGAGGACCGTTAGCCAAAAGCCTAGCAGGATCTGTTCTAGTAGTTCGCCGCGTTTCTTTTTCTTCTCCGCTGCGGCTCTTATTCTTTCGCGCTCTATTGCTTCTCGAGACTGCCTAGCCTTTACTTGGAACTCTAGCCAGTCATTCCAAAGACCAGGTCGGCCTTTGTAGATCATCAGTTCTTTTAACTCTTGCTGCTGTCGTTTGAGTTCCTCAAGAGCGAAAAATTCTTCAAGGTCACTTCGCTGATCTGGGGGCTTTTCTTCAACCTTCTTCTGTAGATCATTCTTTGCGTTGAACCAATCAATAACAGAACGGGCTGCACTAGCAATCTCACCAGAGTTAGCAATCGCCTCTTTGATGACTGCGAACGCGGCATTGGCCGCCGCAAGTTCGACGAGCATGGTTCATGACCGATCTTGCTTCTGTTCAAGCCGTTTGAAAAGAGCGCCGATAAGCTCTTTGACCTCATCGAAACCTCGCTGCATATCTCGCTTATGGTCGGCCATCGCATCTTTGAAATCATCGCGCCGCACAAAGTCTTGGTGCATCTTCTGATCTAGGTCTCGGATCTCTTTACGCAGATCCTTTATGGTCTCCCAGATCTCTCTGGCAAACCAACCTATTAGAGACATCATCGTGCCTAGCGCGATGTTGATGACCGTTTGCCATTCCATACGACACCCTCTGGGAAAAAGACTGCCCAGATAGTAAATCATTAAGTATTACAGGCAAACTATTGTTCGACCTTGTACTTCCCGTCTGTATAGGTAATCTTCGGCGGCGTACTGTAGCCATACAACGGACGGTTTTGCATCTGGTCCATAAGGGTAGATGATGGGGCAATAGTGACCTTTATGCCGCGCCAGATAGCATCTCTTAGCCAATGCTCGACGCAGGCTCTACCGGCCTCCGCAAAGCCCTTGTTGTTGGCATAGGTGAAGTCCATGCCATAGAGCTTGATGTGCTTCACCCCAAGATAGATCGCGTACAGGATCGCGTACACCGTCGTGTTGTTGATGTACGGATACTTGACCGTGTTTAGGACTTCCTCTAGCGGGTAGGCAACCGCGCCAGGAAACTCAGGATAGGCTCGCTGGGCATATATCGGACCAGGATGCTTGTGCAACCAGTCGGAATATCCGACAAGTCCAGGGTTCTCCGATCTGCTTACCTTTGCGAAATAAGGCAAGTCATCCATAACGAAAAGCCGGTCATGCTGAATGATCCCGCCCATCGCATTTATCGCCCAGGTCTCATCTGCTACCTGGAACCGAGAAGATCGCGCTATACATTCCTTTATGTAGTCCTCTCGGCTCGGACCCATTGCGACGATTGCTACTGTATACGGCTTACCACCATCCCCTGTGCTTGTAGTCATAAAACCCCCATGTAAGAGGTTCTATTCTATCAAGTCGGCTGGCTAGGCCATACAACAGAAAAAGGAAAACCCGCTTGGTCTGTAATGTCTCGCAATGCCTGACGATAATTCGCCCAGGTCGTGCGATCTACAGGCGCATCTAAGACTTGTGTCCAGTCGCTGTCAGACAAGAGTTCATTACGCTTGTTGCGAATCTCCACAGACTTGCTCGCAGTATCAGCAGCAATCTGGTCTGCATCTTTATCGACCACAGTCTTGGTCATCGTCCATACACCATCGACTAACTCAGGCATATAAGAAGTTTGTACTCGCTGCGTTGCAGGGTTATAGTCTGGCGTGGCCTGAGTCTGTACCTCGACCATGCCATAAGCTGCAAGAATTTCTGGCGGTATTATCTTGGGAAAAGATACTTGCGGATTGTCACGGCGCAGATCGCCAATCGTGTATGTGAACTTGGTTGCGATGCCGTTTGTGATTAAGGCGTACATGGTTTTCCTTTACGAGATCTCGAAAGTATATACTGCGTCACCGTCAGCAGATAACACAAAAAATAAAGACCCATCTGCAAAGTATATTGATGCTGGGCTTGTAAAAGCCAAAACAGGGAGGTTCTGAACATAACTTGCTGTCGAAATATCCCAGGGCGTAGATAATGTATATTCATTTATATCATCACCAACGTCACCGGCAACATATAACTTAGAACCGCCATCGCCAATAAACATCCCTTGCGGAGTTGTATCTTGAGAAGATACAGAAAAGGTGCTAGCAAAAGATGCTGTTGAAATGTCCCAAGCTGTTGACAAAGTGTATTCATGTGTTGAATCACTATCCGATCCAATGATATACATTTTTGTACCATCGTCTTTGAAAAATACATCTTCTGGAGCGGTCTCTTTTGCGGAAACTGAAAAACTGCGAGTAAAAGAAGCGGTGCTTACATCCCAAGCAGAAGACAAAGAGTATTGATGAACAGAGTCAGAAACGATCCCAGTAATATACATCTCAGTACCGTCTGGCTTGAAAAACAATCCAAATGCGTCGGTTTCTTTTGCTGATATAGAAAAACTTTGAACAAAAGATGCGGAAGAAACTAGCCATGCTGTTGATAGATCATATTCATTAACATCATCACCAGCCCTGCCAATTATGTACATCTTTGTTCCGTCCGGCTTGAAAAACATTCCTTCTGGATTCGTCTCTTGGGTAGACACAGTAAACCGATCTCCAAAAACAAACTGCCTAACCGTGTCTAAGGTTGATCCGCAAGTCCACATATACAAACCATCGTCTCGCACAAAATGGGCAAGTTGACCTGAGTCGCCTGTAGCAATTGAACCAACAAAACTTGCAGTAGTGACATTCCATGCGGTGCTTAATGTGTAGTAATTTATATCCACCCCAGACGAACCGCCAACATACATTTTTGTGCCGTCGCTTGAAAACTTTATATCGACAGGACCAGTCTCTTGTGATGCAACGCTAAAGTTTTGCAAGTAACTTGCGGTGCTTATATCCCATGCAGTAGATAAATCGTACTCATTAACATCGTCACCAGATTGACCAACGACATACATCTTTGTGCCGTCTGTTTTGAAGGCGACACCAGATGGAGAGGTCTCTTGGGCAGATACACTAAACGCTCTAACATGGCTACCAGTGCTTACATCCCACGCTGTAGACAAAGAGTATTGTTCAATCTCGTCGTTAGTAACATCAACAAGATAAAGCCTTGTCCCGTCAGGAGAAAAATACAAACTTCTTGGGTTTGAAGACTGAGCAGAAACAGACAGGGTTGAATCAACAGATGCAGTCGTAACATCCCACGCAGTTGACAAAGAAAATTGCCGAACGCCATCAATACCATTGTCGCAAATGTACATCTTCGTTCCATCATCTTTGAAATATAAGCCGGTGTTACCCGTCAAAGATGTTGCAAACGACTTGCCTGTATAAAACGCTTTCGTTACATCTCCGGCATAGGCGCTTATTGGTTTTAGTCTTGCAAAAGCTAAGTCCCAAGCATTTGGAGGGCCAGAAGGTGCGGAACCCCTAGCCGCAATCTTTAATACGTTCATGGAGAACCGACCTCAGTACCGTAGATCGTAGAGCCGACCTTGTAAAACAAAATCCAAGTATAGCCAGAGGTAGCTAGTGTCGGGGCAGTAGCAGTACCGCCAGCTTTGACCCAGGTCGGGTTTACTGTTGTCCAAGTGATTGTGTAGGCAGTACCGTCATCAATACCAAGCAGCACCACCTGGCCAGCCTCAAAGTTAGTCGCGGCAGGAGTTCTTGCGGCTCCTAACGTAACGATCTGAATAGATCCATTCGCAGGATCAATCTCGAATCCTGCGCCATCTGAAATGGTGTAGACCGTATCCTTTAATTCTTTGAAAGTTTGTTGCGCTGTCCATGACTGAGCGACATCGAGCTTCGCTGTGTCTGCGTCATAGGCTTGGACATCCGTACCAACCACTAGGCTTAAAGACGTTCTGGCAGTCGAAGCATTTAAGCCTGTTGCGCCACCATCCCATTTAAGTCGGTCTGTGTATGCCGTATCCCAATTAGATTGGCTTGCAGTTGTTGGGATTGAATACCCGCTTTGCAGGGAGACCGCCAGTGTCCCGCTTGTGGTAATGGGCGTACCAGTTACGCTTAAACCCGTCGGGACGGTCATCGCTACAGAAGTGACCGAGCCTGTTGCCTGTGGTCCCGTAGGACCCGCTGGACCTGTTGGACCTGTTGGCCCTGGAACTGTACTCGCAGCACCAGTCGGACCGGCTGGACCCGTAGGCCCTGGAACCGTACTTGCTGCGCCAGTAGGCCCTTGTGGTCCTGTTGGTCCTGTAGGTCCCTGTGCGCCGATAGTCGCCCAGCCTGTGCCGTTCCAGCCCTGAAATCCGCTGACCGTAGAGTTATAGCGGAAGGTCTCGTTCTGGCCTGTCCCTAAGACATAGCCGCCGCCATTAGTGTTGTCGATCTTGGTAACGATCCCAAGATACTGAACCTCAATACCTGTCGCGGTCGGCATGACATTGGTATATCCGCCACCAGAGGCGACATAAATATCGTCGCCAGCAGTAAAGCCTGTGGTTGCTACGCCTTGGATTTCACCCAGAAGGATTAATTCGCCTTCGGCTTGATCTGCTAGAGCCTCTCCGAGAATACCGATGCAAGGCATTTTGGCAGGATCAGAAGCGTCTGCCGCGTCTACCTCTATGGTGAACCCAGAGCCAGCAATCCCGACCTGATAAACCGGCGTACCCTTCTGCAATGATCCACCAGAGACGTTCTTGCAATAGCCTTTAAGAATGCTTGCGTGAGCGCGATCCGTCCAGATTAAGTCATAGTTGGTGCTTGTATTCTTAACGAGATACTCACCAGGCAATCCACCAGTAGGTAAGCCTGGTCCTGCCGGTCCTGTGGGTCCGGTTGCGCCCGTCGGTCCTGCTACACCTGTGGGACCTTGTAACCCCGTCGGACCCTGTAACCCCGTAGGTCCTGCTGGCCCAGTAGGTCCAGTTGCACCAACTGCTCCCGCTGGTCCTGTAGGTCCAGTCGAGCCTGCGGGTCCGGTCGGTCCTGGTACGGTAGAAGCAGGTCCAGTCGGACCAGTAGGCCCAGCCGCACCTGTTGCCCCAGCAGGTCCCGTAGGCCCTGGAACTGTCGAGGCTGCTCCTGTAGGTCCTTGTGCGCCAGTAGGTCCAGTTGCCCCTTGCGGACCAGTCGGGCCAGTAGGACCAGGGACGGTACTCGCTGCGCCTGTAGGCCCCGTTGGGCCAGTTAAACCCGTCGCTCCTTGCGGACCTGTCGGACCTGTTAGACCTTGTGGTCCAGTAGGACCTGCGATTCCTTGTGGTCCCGTCGGTCCAGTTGGCCCAGTTAATCCTTGGGGTCCTGTTGGCCCTGGGATTGTAGAGGCTGCACCCGTAGGCCCTGTCGGTCCAGTTGGCCCTGTAGGACCCTGTGAGCCTGTAGGACCTGGAACAGTAGACGCGGCTCCCGTGGGTCCGGTTGGCCCTTGAGGTCCGGTAGGCCCTGTGGGTCCAATTGCGCCTGTGGGTCCGGTGGGTCCTGGTGCGCCATTTAATCCCAGTTCTACCGTTAGCTCGGTGTTCTGTTGTTGTATCTCGATGGTATTCATCACGACCCCGCTGGCAAGGTTATGTCTCTGACAATCGGAACCGCAAAGGTATTCGTGCTGCGGATAACGCCGCTCTGGGTTATCTCTATGTCACAAACGAGAGTCTCGACTGGCCAGTCTTCTGTGCTGGTATCAGGAGCAAGAGTAAAAACGCCCGGGTCTGTAGACTGGTTTGCGGGTGTTGCGGTCAGCGTGGCTACCAATGTCTTATTGGTCTGCCGAATCTGGGAACGGATGGTATAGCCCGTTATAGAGGTCGGGACTCCATCTGTCTTATAGGTGCAAGTCAGGGCAAAGGTATCACCCCGTTTGAACTCTGGCAGGCTTGGGTAACTCATGATTTGCCTTCCGAAAAGACATTTACGAATACCGTATTATCAACCAAAGCCTCAATCTCATGCCACTCTTTTGCGAGCAAATTAAACGCACCAGAGTTCTTATCTATTCTTTTTTCTTTGCCTTCTTTCCTGATTACGCATTGCCCAGCTAGGCAGATCGTCGCATGAGAATAGTTGTGTTCGTGTTTCGGTAGACCTTCGCCTGCGTTCGCGTAATAGATGTTGAGTGTTGCCCCGTCATAAGTGAAAGAATGAGACGGGTTTATGGACTTCACAAGTCTTGCGTTCCTTGGGTCTGCGGTTGAGTCGTTTCTGGCTCTGGGAACTTCACGAATTGATTGTTCTCAGGGTTAAACCAGTAACGATCCGCAACAATCTCATCTGAACAATCTATCCAGAACAATGGCATATCTGCGTGGAATGTTTCTTGTGGTACTACCTCGGCAACACGGTAGCCAGTTTCTCTTTGTTCATTAGTTGCTATTAGTGCTTTCATATTTATCACCATTCAAAAATAACTACGCCTGCGGCACCTGCTCCTGAAGATTGTGCATAATTAGCGCCGCTACCGCCGCCACCATACGGACGTCCAGCAACTCCAGTTACTGAAGGAGCTTGCGCCCCTCCTCCCAATGTTGAAGAGCCTCCTTCTCCACCAAGACCGAATCCTACTGATCCTCCAGACCCTCCAATATTAAGATCGCCATTTGAACCCAACCCTCCAGCGCCTCCTGGTACAACACCACCACTACTACTAGTTCCAGCAGCGCCTCCTGTTGCTGATATGGTTGTTATGCTTTGAGTTCCAGAGGCAACTGACGATGTTGAACCAGAAGATGTTGCTGCACCTCCAGCACCGACAGTTACTGAAAGAGTTCCACCCGTAACAGTTAACCATTTTATAGCAGTGCCTCCTCCACCACCTCCGGCCCCAGGCGCTCCACCACAAAACGGCCAACTATTTCCACCACCTCCACCACCACCAACAACAGTAACCTTTAACCGCGTAACTCCTGTCGGAATCGTAAAGGTTCCATTGCTAGTAAAGACTTGAGCCTTGGCCGAGAACTGTGTTGCCTTCTGATAGATCTCAGGTGCGCCACTTGCGCCTTCTGCTAATGCGGTCGTGTTGTCCTTTATGGCAATAATGTCTACCGAGCGTATAGGATCGCCTGGCTCTAGGTTGCTATCTAATACATTGGTCCACGTTGCCATTTATTGATACTCCCATCCTGATGATCCGTCAGGCATAAGCCCGTTCTCGTCTGAATACCAAGCCGCATTTCCATCTATCTCGTCTTGGGTTGCGTATACAAAGTCTGGTGCGTACTCGTCTTGATAGAAACCAAAGCGCGTACCTTTGAAGATAAACCTCTGCATCTCATATTGCACCACCTCGCCTGGTAATACTTCCTCCACGCTCAAGACTTGATACCTCTCAAGCGTTGGCGATCCTGTGAAATCTACTATATTCCTGTGCAATATATCAACGACATCGGCAGTCCAGACTGCGCGATCTTTAGCGTCTACCCGTAGCTTTAGGATCTTCGGGTTCTCGAAAGACGCACCAAGCAAGCGAGCAGATAGGTTTATCGCCTGGGCATCGTTCTGAATCCACCTGGCATAGATCTTTCTCACACGCGATTCGCCATACTTTTCTGCGCTTTCTGCGTCCAGATCGGCACGAATCCGCAGCTTTTTGTAGTTGCTCTCTTTTTCTACATCCTCGGCTTTGTTGTTCTGGTCCCAGTAGACCCAGATCTGAGAGACGCGATTCTTAGGATCAGTCGTCAGCGAGACCGTGTTCTCGATGATGTTGGCATCGTCGGTGAAGGTCGGAGCCGTACCGATAAGCGGTCGAATGGCGCGGAGCTTGATCTCTTGGTCGCGCTCATCCCACCAGATGTATAAGAGCACTTGCTGGAGGATCTCGCCTAATACTTCACCCACGCCTTTAGGCTGCGAGAGGATTGCTGAGACATTGAACTGGGCAAGCCAGACTGTCCCTTCTGATTGCCAGTCCGAGTAAGGAATGAATGAGGTATCTATTCCCGCGTAGTTCGTCAGCAGATCATAGATCACATCCCAAATGGGTTCGTCGTCGTACTCGGTACAAATCTGCACCAGCGTTCCGGCATCGTGATCGTCTGCAATAGATCCATTCGTCGCCCTGGTAACTCCGGTCAGGCGCACATAGTCCACGCTGCTTATCGTTGTGATGGCAGAGGTCGTATAGGTTATGAGTTCGTCATCTATACGAACGATCCCAGGCGCAGGGTAATCAGCAAGCACCGCCAAACCGATGTCTATAGTCGTGTCTGTGGTGTTGATGGCGATCCTGAGTGTTCCGGTACTAGGAGCAGGGACTTGCGCCTTCTGCCGATCTGCGAGCTTTAGCGGGTCTTTAGCGACGATCTGAACTCGGCCATTAGAATCTGGGCCTTGTACGGAATCTATAAAGTAAGACCTTACCTTGTTAGCATCAAACGAAAAAGAAGTGGGCCTAGATATGCTTATGGTCAAGCCGATGTTGTAATCGCTTCCGCTTCCACCAAATGCAGCAGGGTCTATTGTCGTTGTGGAGGTTGTTACTTGCCTAGCCAGCATTACCGTCTGCCCGAGAACCGTTGCTTCTGCGGTAATGAGATCAGTAAATCCAGCGGGAGCAGTTACGCTAGAGGCGACGTTGTCATCATCTAAAAATCCAGCCGCTATACAAAGACCGTTTTGAAAAACAGTTGACTGAGATGGCGGGTTAGGCATCCCTGTAGTCAAACCAGAAGACACAACATTTATTGTTGAAAGCTCGATATTTCTCAGCACTAGAACGATTCCAGCCGTTGCAACCAGTCCCGTAAAAGTCACGGATGTGTCTATAGTGTTTCCGACCACCTTATAAGAAAGGCGGGCAAACTGTAAACCAGATGTGTATTCGCCAACGCTCGTATAGCCAGATGGCAAACTTGGATTTGAACCGTCGCACCCAGCGAACAAAAAAATCACATCGTTCTTTTTCAACCCGCTTGGCATCGTGATCGTCGTGCTTGTAGATCCTCCAGCACCAGATTGCCCCACCACTTCTATATCTGGATAGTCATCCAAATACTGCTCGTATATGCGTAATGGGCGATTCTGATAGTACGGATTTCTTGCGACCCATTTAGACCAGAAGGTTCCACGCTCTAGCGGGTCATAGTTTCTGTCGGATAGATAAGGATCAACTAAGAAGTCGGAGTGCGGGTGGTCATCGAAGACGATAGTTGCCGCAGCCCTTTGGCCTAGCGGAGAACTATTGCGGTCCTGATTTGTAGGGTTGATCTTTGTCGGTGCGGTAGATACAGACGCCACGCTAGGAATCAAGTTCTGGTTTTTTGGGATATTAGAGGCGGGCTTACAGAACGAGATCGTGCGCTCGCCCTTCTCATAGTTCGCCGTGTCTTGGCAAGTCGCCAGGGTGTTAAAGCATTTGTTCCCTGGTGTTGCAGCTGTGCAAGGTGCTACACCGTAGGTGCGGGTGCAGAAGTCTTGGTCTATCTGAACCGCGATGAATGGCTCACGGCCTTCTGTGGTCTCACTCAATTGCCAGCCCCACCATGCCGAAAGAAACCTCGACCAGATCCCTTATACCCATCGTGCTGGGCTTTATGTCCTCTGTAGTCCAAACCAGTCCAATCGTCTCTGGGTAGCCCAGCGGCCTCCAGGCAAAGAAGAACGGATAGCGCAAAGCATCCTCAACGAACGGGTCGAAGTTCGTCTTGTACCAAGAGTAGTCCAGATGCCTAAAGCCAACACTCATACTCGAGCCTTGGCGAATGATTGACCGCCCAAGGAACTGCCCACCCTCCGAGCGATTCGTGCGAATCACCGTTTCGCGGGAGAAGTTGATGGGGTTTAGACCTGAGTAGCAAGGTCTCTGCATATCCAGGCTAGTCCCGAAATAGACCACGCCGACAGCAGGAGCAACCGATCCAGATATAGAGATGCGCCAGTAGCGAGCAGAGACAGAAGTAAAGAGGAAGAAGATCGGGGAGTCATCCGTCGGAGTCGTAGAGTCTACGGTCGTCCAGCTAGAGTTGTCGGTGGAATACTGCACCGTTACCGTCGAGCTTGAGCTTCCCAAGGTATGCGCGGCGATCCCGCAATAGTTGACCGCCGTAGAGGTTCCCGCGTCTACAGCCCAAGTTGCAGGCAGAGAAGTCGGCTTCCAGTATTCGTAGGTCAAGCCATTTAGCGGGGCATCGGCAGAGAATCCTGTGGCCGTAGACGAAGCCGTAGCGGTCCCTGTGCGCGTGATGGTGCTATGCCCTATCCGAGAATGGGTAAGAGGTATGGTGGGGCTGTATCCGCTTTGTATGACGATCATTGCAACCTCAGTACCGCACCATCAGAGATGGCCTCATTTATTTGTCCGATAAGACCGCGCACCTGCTCACGACCGAATATCTCACCTGTAAGGTTGATTGTCACTACTTGGCCAGCACCACCGCCACCACCGCCACCAGCAGCAGCGACAGGAGAAACCGCGGTCGCACCGACGGGCGTTGCAGCTGATACAGAAGGGGCGGCAGTAGCAGATCCGAATTGCTGAGAGGCAATGGCTCGCACATTGGCAAAGCCAGCCGCAGCCTGCGCCGCAGCCATAGCAAAAGAGATCGGGGGCGGGTAGGCAGACAAAGCCTTGTTGATACCCTCATAGGTAGAGACGATGGCGTTAGCAATACTCGCTGCCTTGTTGATGTTGAACATCGCTCGGCTTTCGCGGGTAACAGCTTGTGTCATCTGGATAAGAGATTGAGAGACAGTCTTTACTTGATTCGCATAGCTCATCTGCTGGAACTTCTCTAGTTCCGTCATGCTGCGCTTGCGAATCTCGTTCAATCGGTCTTGCGTTTGTTGCTCGAGTTCGATCCTTGCCTGCGCGTGGGCTTCGTCTGACATTAAGCCGATTGCATTTGCTTCGTCTAGGATCTTTCTCTTTTCTGCTTCGTCTTCTATGATGGCAGTTCGCTCATCTAGTAAGCCTTGTCTTACAGACTCAACCCTAGATTGGAGTTGCTCTCGGTATCTTTCTTGTTCTTCGCGAATCTTCTGCTGCATCTCTAGGTAGGCGATAACGTGCTCGTTCATTACGTCGCGTTCTACCTTTGTGGCGTTCGGGTCTACCAATATCGGCGCAGCCTTCTTGCCTGTAGTGGTTTGACGCAGATGCCGATCGAATACATCCGATCCTGCTTTTCCTAATGCTTCCAGTTGGGCAAGCTCAACGTAATAGGCCCGCTGCCGTTGCAGAGACGCGACTCGAGATTGTGCTGCCCTAGTATTTTCTCTGCCGGTAAATCCTTCTAGTTCTTTGTCGATGCTCTTTATAAGTTCTTGGTAGTTCTTAAATGGTGATCGAATGCCAAGTTCTAGTTTGTCAAAGAACGATAAGGCGTTTTTCTGGGCTATAAGGATCTGGTTGGTAAATGTTGTCAACATTGGCAATAATTCGTTGGCAAATGCCATCGTCACGCCACGCAACGAAACCCGCATCCGATCTAGGTTGTCATTGAACTCACCAGCGGCTCTAGCGGCTTCTGGGGTTATCGTTCCACCTAGAGCATCAAGCTCCTGGCCCATGCCCTTGATCCCATCTCTGCCTTGATTGAGCAGCGGGATCATGGTTGTGGCCGACTTGCCGAATATGGCAAGGGCTAGAGCGTTTTTATTCGCGCCATCCTCAAACTGAGAGAATGCGTCTGCGAGGTCTAGCAATACCTCGTTGGAATTTCTAAGTTCCCCTGTGGCCGTCTTATAGCTTATGCCTAAGAGTTTGAATGCCTGATCTGCCTCACCCGTACCCATCGAGGCTGCGCTCATGTTGCGGGTGAGAGCGTTTAGGCTTCCTTGTAGTTCCCCCAAGGAGACATCGGACAATTGCGCCGCATATTGCAGACGGGAAAGCTCATCTACAGATATGCCTGTGCGCTCAGAAAGGTCGTTTAGCGCGTCTGCCGCGTCTATGACCTGCTTAGTAAACCCCGCTATTGCGCCGACAGAGATAACGGCAAAGAGGCTTTTTAGTGTGCTTCCTAGCTTATCGCTGGCATCCTCGAAAGACTTGATGCCATCCTTGGCCTGGTTCAGACCTTTGGTTAGATCGGCGGTGTCTGCGCCAATTCTTACGCTTAACGCTCCGATCTCACTCATGTCAGCATCCTATACAAAGATTCCCATTTGTCCTCTTGTGGTGGACACCTTGCATCTACTAGCCACCAAAACTCTGCTGGGTGCATACGCCAGAACTCCGAAGGCTGTATGCCCCACGCACCAACGGCGACCTTATAAGACTCCTTGACTAATTGCTGCCGCCCGTTGGCGCGGCTTCTTCCTTTGGGGTCTTTACTACCGTCTGCGGGATCATCATCGAGAGCAGGACAGAAAGACTCTGGATTGCTGAGTTCTGGCCCGCCCCTTGGAACATCCCCGCATACACTTCCTCATCCTTGACGTTTGCTCCTGCGTACCTAAGAACCGAACCAAACGCCATTGCTAGCTTACTGAGTGGGGTCTTGCCAGTTGTTGCATATTCCGCAAGCTCTTGCAGGGTCACGACTTCTTCTATTACGGCAATCGCGCCCATGATCTTGCCTGCTTCTATCTTATGCTCGACCCCATTCCAGGTAAGAGATACGTCCTCGAATATATTCATCAGCTGGCGTTGTAAGTCCAACCACCAGACGATTGCAGCGAAGCGGAGAAGGTCACCGCGTCTGCATATTCGCCAGACTGCTCAAAGGAAGCCAAGAAGAAATCGCCCGAGATATTTGCGCCATCAGGAAATTCGACGGTAATGTCGGTCAGCATATAAGAGCCAGCTGCGCCGATGATGTCGAGAAGAACCTGGTCTTTGGTCACGCCTTCAACAGAGAGGTCGATGGTATAAGTACCGGCCTCATCGAGCATGGTACGAAAGCCCGAATCGTCGTCGGTCGTTACATCTACAGGCGCACCAGCGATGGCCACGGTCTTAGTGCGGACCCCAGCAATCACCACATTGTTTTTGAGAATCTTTAGTTCTCGTCCAGAAGCCGCAGCCATAATCAAATCTCCTTATCAATAATCAGTCGGAACCGCTGTACACCATGCCTGGTCAAGCCATCGGGGTCTACTAATGTTTCCGAATACTCCGACCAACATTCCACTAGATTGTAGCCCTGCACGGGGATATTCGCTAGATGCAAAGCCTCATATATTGCGCCCTGTATTTCTTTTACCTCTGACCGGCCACGATAGCGCGACCAGGAATGCACCGTGATCGTCGCCTCTTTGCCGTTGCTGGTGTCCGTGTTCCAGTCCAGAGCCGTATCGTCTCCGATGGTCACATAAGGAAACGCTACATCCGATCCTGCGTCTTCTGCCTGCGGGACGGAGTCATAGACACCAGTAACCATATTAGATAGGGTGTAGTCATTTGCCAGAACATCATAGATGGCCTTCTGTATCTCTAGCTCTGCGTTCATTGCATTGCCTTTCGCAGACGGTTTACAAAGTTCCTCCGCTGCCGTTCAAAGGCTGGGAATAGCCAAGGACGAGGACTTATTGCTTCCTTGCCACCTTTTTCCGTTCCAGTTTCAAGGTAAAGCCCGTAGATTACCTCTGTTCCCACAAAAGCCTCTAGCTTGCCGACTAACGCCTTTACAGAGTTGGCTAGGCGACCCGTATCTATGCGCGGCGGGTTAGGCGAGGAGGAGGCTGTATGTTTGATGGTGCGACGATAATATGTGTTTCCCGTTGCCGGTGAAGACTTCATGCTCTTTATGGCGTCAGTACGCACTAACTGAGCAGTCAGGTCTATTACCGCTTGGACCTTGCGCTCCCGCTCGTCTCCGTATTTCTGAAGGTTGCGGATCACTTGCTCGCCGCCGGTAGTAGATGCGCTTATTCTCACGTTGCTACCCCAGATTCCAGGTCAAGCTCGAGGTACTTGTTGCGGAACTCGACATTGTTGAGGTTGCGGATCTGATAGTTCTTGCCCTGGAATACCAATCGATCTCGAGCCTGCACCAGCGGGCTATACCGGATATAGGCGAACTGCCGTTGTATCCAGTTGAGTCTGTCCTGGCTGTTCTGCTCTGTGCCGCCTGTAACGCGTATATAGGCATTAGTGGTGAGGATGGTTTCCCAATCCTTCGTCCAGCCGCCCGCCCCATCTGGAGTGCGATTAAGCCTCTGGATGGTCACGGAATGGCGAAGCATTCCAGCGGTCAGATCGCAGCACTTCACAAGCGGTCCATTACCTTATAGGCCAGAAGTTCTTTGAACTGCGCCGGCTGGCTTGCAGGATCGCAATCCCCGCGATGCTCATAAGACCAGGCGGCGATCTTCATAATGCCCATCTTGATGCCTGCGGGAATGTCGCAGCCCTCTGTTCCATACCCAGCGGTGTATTCGATCTCTAGAATCTCGTCATCCGAGAAGGCTGGAAAGAACTTCTTAAAGTTGATGCGGCCACCAGGCAGATCTACCTCGTAGTCTGTCGCCGGTACGATCTCTGAGTCACCATCCTCATCGATGATGCGAACCTCATCTACAGAGATGAGAGGCGTATAGGGGAGCGTGATCCAGTAGAACGGCTGGCGGTTAAGGGCATCTAGTCCCTTGGTTTCTGTACCCCAGCCTGGGAATCCATCGTAGCGAACGCGAACGGTCTGCTCTAGGAAAGACCGGTTGCAGAAATCCATAGCCGTCTTGGTCGCTGCCTCTAGGAGTATGGGCAGGACCAGGCTGGTTTGTTCTTCGGAATCTAAGCGAAGCCATGCACCTAGCTCGCTTGTGGAGACTGGGCTTCTTACTGCGGGGAGGACGACTGTTCGGTACTGTTCCATTTCTTCGGCCTTCCTCGCTTCTTAGTCGGCTCAACAGTCTTTGTTTCATATTGGACGGGCTTGACCTCGTAAGCCAAACCCGCCCGACTTAACTCTTGCGCTCTGCTAGAGGAGACCTCTACGATCTCCCCAGCAGAACCCAGGGTGCTTCTGATTTTAAGCCTGACCAGCATTAGGTCGAAGCAGGATCAAAAGAACCCTTCACAAACGCCTTAGGACGGAAGACCGTCAGGGCTACGCGCTCCTCGGCAAGAATCACTACACCGTTCTTGACAAAGAGGTCGTCGTGCTGCTCGGCGATCCGCAGGGTGGCCTGCTCACGGTCGAGAAGCTGTGCGGCCAGAGTCCAGTTACCGACCAGGAAGTCGCCCTGGTTGATAGCCGTGGTCTCATAGACCGGCACACGCCACAAGCGAGGCTCGCCACCGTTGGGAACCGTGACCCACAAGTAATGGTCATCGTTGCCCTTCAGAAGCTCGATGCTCGACCAGTCGGTCGGGTGCAGAAGCATACCGTTCATGGCGTACTCAGCCACGCGGCCAAGAGCGATTGCCTTGCGAATGTGGTCAAGGAGCGTATCGCCCGTTGCCACGCCGCCAGCGTTCTGAATGGAAGCGTTGGTCATGATGCCGGTGAGATCGCCGCCCGTGCCCGTACCGTAGAGGATCTGAGCATCTTCTTCGAGAGCCAGACCATAGCGCAGCTGGTTGTCGACATAAGAACGCAGACGGGGAACGTCGTTCAGGATCTGGCGGGAAGCCACGACATAGTGAGCCAGGGTCCGTACAGGAACCGTCGTCAGGTCAAAGGTCCAGTTAGAAACCTTCTTGGCAACGAGTTCGGTAGCACCAGATTGGGAAGCGTACTGCGGCTCGGCCATCGGGGGGCTAGCGGTGTCGTCAACCATGAACTCGATAGAACCTTCGGAGGTTTGTCCGACGTTCATAAAGTCACGGATGTGGACTTCGCGATCACCACCAGACTGACGATAGATGTCAGGCAGGCGCATATCTTGGATCAGGTTACCAGCCGATGCGGTAGCGTTGCTGATGTCCTTGCGGAAGAACGAACCCTGAAGGTTTACCGAACCGGTTTGGCGCAGGCCACGAGCTTGAGCCGACTTGAACTCCTCGGACTCTACGAACATCTGACCAAGGGATTTGGCCTGGACGGGCGCAGCGTAGCCAGGATGATTCATCTTCTTCTCGGTCGCTTGGAGGCGCTCGTCGAAAGATTTAACATCGCCCTGGATAGCGTCGATGGTCTTGCCAAGGTCAGCAATGCGCTTACCCGTGGCTTCGGTGGTCTCACCGTACTTCTTGATTTCTTCGGACTGGCGAGTAACCAGAGCGGTCATCTCGCTAGCGGCTTGGTCAAAATGACCTTTGAGTTCTTTGATATCCATTTTGGACTTCCTTTCAGTAAAGTCGGGTTGAGGCAAAGGTTTGCAGCTGTTTAATCGACTGAATAATCGGGTCGATGTCTACACTATCGGGCTGAGTGATCTCCGGCTCTGCCTCCAACAATGTCTTGAGTTGCTGATACACGCTTTGCAATTTGGCTAGATTCTCGGGGGATAAGGTACGACCACTCTTAGCCAGAGCGATCATGCCTTCTAAGTTCTTTACGCCATCGATGGTGGCCATCTCATTAGCGGGGAAAGTAACGGGAGAAAACTCGAAGAGCTTCACCTCACGGATGATTCGCGCATTGCGCTTCTGATCCCACTCGGACTTGCCGCCAGGGATAGAAAATCCAATGCTCATCTTATCTACTACCCCATCGCGCATAAGCTCTAGGGCCTCGTCGCCCAGGCGCGTCTTGCTGATCTTGCCCTCGACATACAATCCCTTGGAATCCTCGACCATCATGGTCGGCATCCCTAGCGGCTCGGAGTGTTGCCATAGAACCTTGATCTGCTTGGTTCCGTTAGGACCGCGCTCAGAGATCGTCTTGGTAAATGCGCCAGACTCGATAATGTCGCCAACCTCATCGACGTTATTAAAGGTTGAGGCGTACCCTTTGAAGGTGCGCTCGTCCATGTCGATCTGGCTTTCGTTGAACTTCAGAGCCTTGGTTTCCATTTTCTTAGCCTTTTTAAGAGTTCCCTCTGCGGCCATATTTAAGCAAGCAGCAACGGCTTGGTCTTGATCCCAGCCCTCGCCAATCTTGCCCGCTATACAGGCGCTTATGAGTTCGTCTTCATCCATGTCGAAAATATAACCCCTGCGCCGTATTTAATCAATCAGCGGCAAGGAATAATTGAACGCACCGGCAGTTCTGTGAGATAATGCCCCCAGCGTTGTATGCGCCTTCATTTGTTTCTAGCGTGTAAACGGGGGTTTCATGGCTAAAAAATCTTTTGATCAAAACAGGCTTGTCGAGATGTACATGGCGGGTCTTCCTATTCCTCAGATCATGAAAGAGTTCAACGCTAGTCAGGCTTGGGTTTTTTCTAACTGTAGAAAGCTCGGAATCAAACGGCGCAAGTTTGTTTATGAGGTTATTGGTCAAAAAGCCGTTGACCTTTATTTGTCTGGTGTTAGTGAAAATGAAGTCGCTAATCGGCTTGGAGTCGGAAGAACTGCGATAAGAATTGCTCTTGTAAAGGCTGGCGTTGCAATTCGGAACCAGAGCGAATCTGAAAAACTGAAATGGTCTCAGATGACTGAGGCGCAAAGAAAGAAGCAAGTTGAGAAAGCCAATCAATCTATTAGAAGTAAACCCAAAGAGTTTCATTGGGAGTCTTCTGTTAAGCAAGCCATTACCAAGCAAAGATCCCTTGCAAAGGTTGGAAGCCTTGAGAAAGAGTTTGGGCTTGCTTTTGCTGATCTTGGCAAACCATGTATTCCTCAGCTTGCTTTCGACGTTTACAACATCGACTTGGCTATTGGGCGATCTGCCATAGAGATTCACGTCAACCCCAGCCACCCGCATACCCATAAATTTTATAGAAAGCGCATTGAATACTTGCTCAAAGGTGGATGGAACGTGTTTTACATCAAGATCGCCAACAAAGTTCTGCTCCATCGGGCAGCAGAAAAGATTAGTCAAATGATCGACCTCATCGAGGCGAATAAATCCACGGTCCGTCATTACGGGGTGATTAGGGGTTCCGGTGAGCTTATAGCCAGCGGAAGTCTCAATGGTGATCATCTCGCCTGTGTAGAGGCTTCTAAAGGCTTTTTTGCAGCTTTGGAAGCTGACTAAGGTGTCACCTGTGAAACAGTTAATGGTCTCACCTGGTGGGCCAGAAGGATCGCCTGGGAATCGTAGATCGTAACCACCCACCGAAAATAATCCGTCCATCGGAACCTGTTGGCCATCTGCCTCGGCGTGTGTTTCTCGGGTGCGCTCGTCTTCTGCCGCGCCCCATTCTTTTATAAGGGCTAGTCCCGTGGCTTCCGCAGCCGCCTGTGAGCCAACATTCGCCGCCGTGTGCGTTTCTGTCCTGGCGATAGTCGCTGCCCTGTATCGCGCAATAGATGGGATTTGCTTTTGTATATTGCGAGCAATCGCTTCTGTACCCAGCCCCTCATCTATTCCTGCCTCAATCAGTTTCTTTAGCTGTTCCTTGGTCGTGCGGTTTATTAGTTCCGCGTGTTGCACTCCGTAAGTTCTAATATATTGCTTTAAGGCTTCCTCAAAAGGATCGTCGCCCACATCCTTCTTGAGCATCTTGCTCTCGCCCGCGATCCGTTCGCCAAAGGTCTTAATGATCTCTCGGGCCTCTGTGCTTATGGTTGCGGTCAGGCGAATCTCGAAAGGATCTATTGCGGAATCTATCCCAGAGCTTCCACCGTCTTGCTCGAATTGTTTTAGCCCTGCGCGGTAGGCTGCGGACAATTGTCTGGCCATAGATCGCTGGAACCTTGCGGCCATACGGTCCAAGAGTGCGCCCTGGAGCGCAACCTCTCGCCTTCTGTTTTTGCCGGTTATATAACGCACACCTTCTCCCAGGGAAACCGTAGTGGGTTCTCTGCTTTATATACCGTCTTTCTCTTGGCCCGCAAGACCGGATTCTTCATCGAGTGGTATTCGGTCCCCTTCCTGCCCCATTCGCGGGTAGAGGCATCTGCTATGTCTTCGCGTCTGACCCTGCGGATATGAAAGATGTTGGTGTCCACTCGCTTCGCTACCCGAGATAGAGCAGCCTTAAATGGTGCGTCTGATCCATACCATCCTTGGAAGTCTTCATCGTAGCCGCCAGATTCCCAAAAAACATTGCGCTCGACAAGGATGCAGTTCGGGTGCTGATGCTCCATTACGCCCTGATAGTTTGCGGCCTGGGGCATATAGAACCGACGGGATCGCCACGGACCCGAGATCAGAAGTTGAGCCTGGTCTACGGTCAGCAGGCAGTCCATATCCATCATCATGCACCAGTCCTCTGTGGCGTTGTGCATGGCCAGGTTTCTCGCGCCGGTCTGATTCCAGACTAAATTAGGGATCACTCTGTATAAGTGGATCGGGAAGCCAACGGGCTTGAGATGGTTTACGGCTGGATCGTTTTGGCTACCGTCATCGACCATAAAGATCTGGAGCTTTTGCTTTACCTCTGGCGCGTAAGACTCCCACTCTTGTATTTGCCGATCTAGCATCCCGCCGTTTTCGTAATAGGCGTATATGAGATTCATCTGCCCCTCTCAAATTTTTCTTCTTTGACTCTGCCGCCTACGCGGACCCTAGAGCATTTCATACCGTCGACCTTTACATAGTAAAAGTCACCCATCGCCCACTTTAGGAATCGCTCGGAGTGCAGCTGATTGCCCTTGCCGATGTACTCTTTGATTCGCTCGTACCGCCTCAGATAAGCCTGGAGTGCGTCTGGCTCTAGGATTGCAACCCTATCGTTTAGCCCTGCCCAGTTATGCCATGCGGGAAAGATGTTGCCCGTTCCTGGATCTATGTCGTCGTGGTGGAGCATATCGCAGCGTATGACCGCAGTTCTTTCTGCCGGTACGAACCAAGCCGCACGACTGATTACATAGAGATAGCGCACCAGATTATGTAGGGTCTCTGGTGTCCAGCGTTGCCACACGCCTGCATTGAGCGCGATCTTATAGGTCTTGGCGCATTGCTCGTCTACATAAGCCTGGTCGAGATACAAGCCCGCAGATGCGTCTATACCGAGATCCCACTCGCCTTGGCCATCCTCACCGCTGCGCTCGTTCTTGACCGCGCCCTTGGTGCGGGATACGCAATAGAAGACCTTGTCGGTATGCGGTAGCCATTTTTCCTGGATGCTAGGCCAGCAATGGGAGAACGATCTATTAAAGCCGACGATAAGTAGATTCATTTGTAGTTGGCCTTTACCCACGGCATTTTTTGAGCGATAGCATCCCAAGGCTTTATAGATCCCTGAAAAAAGACTATAGATGTATTGGTGGCTTCTGGCGTCCAATGCGGGATGGTGCGAACGCGAACGAACGAGCAGACCTCTGGGGCTTGCCATTTGGCCTCGTCTGGCCCAAGGCATTCCCTGATCCAGGCCTGATCGGAACCCATGTATCCGTTCTTGAGCGCCCGCATGATTCCTTCTTGCCCGAACTGATCCCAGACCTTGCGCCTTGCGCCGGTGTTCATCATCCACATCGAGCCGTTGTATGTATTGCGCTTGGTTTCGCCCGCATTGATTATGAAATCCTCGGTTCTGCCTAGCGTCTTGTCTAGGTTGCCAGTAACAACGCAATCGAGATCAATGCTAACGAACCTATCGCCTAAGACTTCTCGGATCTCCTCGGAAAAGGCTTTAAGCCTGACATAGCATTGTGGACGGGTTATGCCCCAATTGGGGTTCACTACGCTTGGCGCATCCCAGAGCTTATAGGTCGGAATGTCTTTGCTTATATCCTGAGGTCGGTCGGTAATACAAAGCAGTCGGTGAGGGATTGTGAGGTTCCTAGAGACCATGTTGGCCCATGCTTCGACATGAGCCGGTCGGTAAAAGATTTGTCGTCTAGGTTGCCGCCAGAGCCAAGTTACGACGGTCAGCATTAATCGCCCTGGATCTGCTTCCAGCGTTTCTCTGCCCAAGCTCTGCCTGGATCGCCAGACCATAAAGCCCAAGCGATCCTACCCGCAGATGGATACCCTTCTTCTCCTGGGTTCCAACCAGTTGCCTGCTTATCTACCTCATGGCGGGCAAAGTAAGAAACCATCCTACCGATAGTGTCATCCGATAGATTCGCGCCATTAGCAATGTCTCTCGCCCTGGCTACACCCACCTCTGTGCCGCCTCGGTTGTATTCCCTGCGCCACTCTAGGCCACGTTCGGCTTCTGTTCTTGCACTCTGTGGAGGAATGTTGTCCTGCTTCTGACCGAAGGCCAGGCTCTTGGCCACGGTCGGATCTAGCGGGTCTGCGGTTTCCTCGTAATTCGTCGGCAGGAGTCCAGCGGGTAGGTATCCGATCTCGCCACCCTCTATGTCCTCAAAGCCCATCTCCAGGCGACGGTTGATCTCATTCCACGGTAAGCCCATGCTCCACAAGCCCCGAGCGTTATTGACCTTCTCGGTGTAGTTTTCTTGCAACGCATCTACTTGCGATAGGTCATAACGCAGACGCAGCTCGGAACCGTACTCGGCGACCAGCTGAAGGTTGAGGATTCCCGAGATCTTATCCAGGACGGGAATCATGGTGTCGCGCCAAAAGATTTGGCGAGCGGTCTCTATGTTCGCCAGCGTTGCCTTTTCATAGTTGCCAACCATCGGAGGTGGTACGCCAAAGGCAGAGCAGATCTCATCGCGGATAAAGCGGCGGGATTCTACGAAGTCCAGTTCGGCGGCGGTCGTGTTGAGCATCGTCGCCTTGGCAGAACTGAATAATGCCT